AGGGTGCGGGTATAGTTCACTAAACGATAAGAGCTTGTTTTTAATTTTAGAATAATTGTTAACTATGAGGGCTAGTCTATTCATGTTACTTATGGGGCATGATCTAATTTTAAGATCACTATAAGCTTCACCACTGTTAGGGGCTATTCTATAGCCTGGCATGTATAGCCCTTGCTCATCTTCTAAAGCCTGCGGTAGTCCTTTTTTAAACGTGCCCCCGCAGTTACCCCGCAAGCGTCTTAACCCTCTGTTGTTTGTACACTGCGAGCAATCCCAGCCCCTACCGCTACTAAACGGTATCCATATGGCAGAGGCTAACGCTATTTTCCCACATCACCTAATAAGCTCACCCGTTGCAAGTGTAGCACTATTTCTGTAATAGTAGTTATACGCATATGCTCTGGCCTAATACTATTGATCATATCAATAGTGGCGGGCTCATCATTTATGCTAACAAGTGCCTCCCTTACATACTCTACATAAGATTTAGATATGTAAGACTCATAGCTAGCTAGTGCCTCACGCTCATCCTCTGTTAGGCCATGATGCCACCTAGCATGCTCTACTCTGTCATTGGGTGCCTCTATCCATAAGAGCTTGCCTAACTCGCTACGAGTAAAAGCCCCCGCCCTAATCTCAGCCCGTTCTCTATCCTGAGGCCCTAATGGCTTTAATGTTATGATTGTTGCATCTTCACCCACATCTAATAGTGATAAGTCACCCGTGTTAAAATATGCCGCCTTACTTTCATCTGTAAAGTTAACAGCAGGGTCACACGAGACAACTATTTTAAAAAGATCATTTGTAGATGTGGAAAAGTGCAAAGCCATATTAAATACCTAATGCTAATCTAAAAGGTGAGTTAGCAGCGTTAACCTCAGATACATCACCCGCGTAACGTGCTTGTTTATATGTGAGTGTTTGTCTAACAATATCGTTACCACTCACATCATAGGCACTAGGATCATTAGTAAGCATAGCGGCGGGTAACATGATAGCACACCCCTCCCCATCTGCACTAGGGCCTGTACCTATTAACACTTGGCGTAGTGTTTTATTGAAATAATCATTGGCAATAGTTGTATTAACAGTAGATAGCGTGAGCGTTAATTCTACATCTACCCCGCTAATGTCCATGTTAGACATAGCTAGAATACTCTCACTAGTGCCTAGTGGTGTTAATGTATTAGTCACCGTTAAACTAAAATCTTCACAGTCTAACTCGATACGCCCTAGCTTATCACCTGTGCTAGCATTTACACGAGATGAGGGGGCGGCGTCTGAGACAACTACATAACTATTTCTAAAGAATGGCGGGGCACCTGTGTTATAGAGAGGCTCAATAGGACCTACCGCGCTACCATGATCATCTTGTATAAGTGCCGCTTGATAAGTGAAGTCACCCATAAGACGGCCATTATCTAAGCTAATAGCTAAGGACTCTAAAACGCATCCATACGCATAACTTCTAAAGTTAACGCCATCTACTCTAAAGGTGAGTGAGTTAGTATATGTGCCCGTAAATGTGCGGCTACCAGGGTAGTATGTCTGAGTGCCTCTAATCACAGGAGTACCGCTAAAGCCAGAGCTAAAGGCGGGGCTTACTGTAATATCACTAGACGCATCACTATCATCTGTAATAGCTGAGTATTCTACTTTACCATTGAGAATAGTACTAATGAGTGTACCCACATCACTAGCTGTAGGCCCTCCGCTTGCTACGGTGAAGCTATTAGTATCTGTAATGGTTGCCACTGTGGCTTCTGTAATGCCGCTAGTTCTATTTAAAAAGCCACCGTTTAAAAGATAGCCCAAATAGTTTGCGTCATATGTGTTAGCCGCTGTGCCTATGGTAGTTAAGTCTACTCTTAACTGCACTTGACCTGTGCGGCGGCGTACTCTATTGCCCCCACTCCATACAGTATCTGGCTCAGGCTGATTAAAGTAATTACCGTCTCTAGCATCATTACGCTCACTAGCTACAGGCTCACCATAAATAAGAATGGGGTCCATCTCACATGGGATAGATATATAAGTGTATCCGCTATTATCGGGTAAGTTAGTTGTAGGTGATAGCGAGCCAAAGATTGACTCTTGAGCTACGCCCAGTGTTCTATGTGTAACGCTCATCTTTAAGCCTCCAAGTAAAGTAAATCAAAGGGCACTATAAGCAGGTGGCCTATAGTGTCTCCCACATTATCAGTAATTAGCTCAGCACGTGAGGTGCCAGGTATTACGCTTATAATGCCAGTGGTATTAAAATTATACTGCGGGCCCTTTATAGTGTCTATAATCTTACTAGCATCTTCAGTCATAATGCGAATTTTAAAGCCCTCTTCTTTGGGGATTGCATATCTAATATGCACTTCTACAGTTACTCGCTTACGCCCGCTAAGGCCGCTTGAGCCATCATCTAAAGGTAGCCCTAGTAGCTCTAGTGTAAATTGTCTTTGACCCTCAAATCTATCATTTAATGAGGTGGTTAGCCCGCTGCCATCATTTATACAGATAAAGCCGTGATGCGTATCTGTTTTAGGTAAGATGTCTTGAATCATATCTTTTATATAGTCTAAAGCTTCAAATATACCACGGCTCATATCTTACGCCCCCTTAACTTTTGACTAATATCATAGGCCACAGCATCTACTAAAATATTTATTTCGTCATCTGTCAAGCCAATGTAAGGCCGCTTCTCATGTACAAAATAACCATAGTGTCTAACGTGCTTAGTAAGTCCTATTCTAAACTTAGTTAAGCTAGCCTCTAGTACTACTAAATTATTCATAAGCTGCCCACTAAGCACTAGGTCTACCTCTGCACTCTGAGTGCGTCCCCCCACATCTTGATTAGTCTTAGACCGCTTGCGTGACTCATGCTTATATTGTTCATAGCCCCCCGCATAATATACACTCTTACCCGTGCGAGATACCCGCCCGCCCTTAGGTTTAAGGCGTGCCCCTTTGTAAGCTACATAGAGGGGCTTTGTAGAGTATTTTTTAAACGGGGCACCCTCTGAGCTTATGCCGCTTGCTGTACGCCGCTTAACAGTGGCTACGGTATTTAAAGCCACTCGCTTAGTGTCTTGCACTTCCCACACTGAAGCGGGTAAGGTTAGATTTACTTTAACGCCCATGATTAGTGTCTCATTGCTCTAGCGGGGTTAAAAGTAGAATCATAGCTAGATTTATTATAAGCTCGCCATGACGCCCTAAAGTCTGTGCTTTTGCCGCCTGACTTTTCTAGATTAAGCTCACCCTCATCTAGCACCCCATCCCCATTTAAATCTAAATCTACAGTTCTAAGGGCAAGGTCTAATAATTCTATGCAACGTGCCCGCATAGCGTCTGCGGCGTCTAGCTGTAAATTCATTTCATAGATACGGGCCGCTGTGCAGTATGCGTGGCATAGCTCAAAGTCAGTAGCGTTAAAGATCTCATCCTCAGTGACATCTGAATCTATAAGCCTATTTCTAAGCATTAAGGATAGCTCATCTAGGGCCGCTTTAATCTGCGGGCTAAAATCACTTTGACGCCTTGGCACTAAGTCACCTAGTGAAGCGAACTTATTAACTAGTGACTCATGATCTAGCCCAGTGTCAAAGGGTCTAGGGGTGACTTTAATCACCCCTTTATCTAGCTTATTTTGTGTATTCTGTCCATAGTCTACCGTGTAACTAATCTCATATTGATAAGTGCCACTTGTGCTAGTGACATTAGCAGATGAGGCGGTGACATACCAGGTAGAAAACTCTAAGGCCGCCGCACTAGATAAGTCTATCTCACGGGGTAAGGGCTCAGCTAATATAGCAGTGGTGCCCACTATCCTTATTACTTTTACACTATACCAAGCATCGCCATCTGTCTTTAAAAAGCATAGCTCTTGATCACGTTCTAAGCTAGTACTACTAGCTATAGTGAGTGTACGTCTATCATTAGCTATGGCAGTCACGCTAATATCTACCCGTGAGTGAGTAAGGTTACTAGTGACAGTACTAGACGCTTTAAAAGTTACACTAGGCGTGCCACTTATGGGGGCGGGGCTATTCCACGTAAAAGTGTAGTCTTGACTCGTAACGGCTTTTTTCATTTTCTAGCTCCCTTATTAGCGTTAGATATATCTTTAGTAGTAGCTTTGTCTAGCTGTGCGGCTTTTATAAAGCCCTCTGTTACGGGGCTCCATGAATGGCGGCAATTATAACCCCCGCCCGCAGTCTTTACGCTAAGGCCTTGCCTATTGTTTAAGCGTCTCATCTGTGAATCACTCACCACCTTATCTACTAGTGGCAAGCAAAACTTACGAGTTAACCCATCTATAGGGCCTGTGTATAAATAATACTTAATGCCCGCATCCTCTGCTACCGCCGCAGTCACACTACGCCCATACATACTAAGCTTAGTGTTAATTTCTGTGAGCTGCCTACCTTGTGCTTTTTCCATCTTGAGTGCTAAAGCAGACATGGCAGAGCTGGCGGGTACATCTACGCTTATAGCTGTGAGTGCATCACGCACCCCCGCAGTAATTGTGGGTAAAATGACATCATCAAATACACCCTCTACCGCTGCGGTCTGCATAATATCTAGCTCATTTTGTATAGTGCTTGTAATGCCTAGACCTGGCTGTATTGTTCTCATAGTTTTATTAACTGACTGAGTAATCTTATCAGCTTGGTTAATAAAATCATCCACTGCTATACCCATGCCCCCTTTAAGAATAAAATCAACTAACTGATCTCTGCTTAGAGATAGTAGCGTTAAAGGATTAGTGGCATCTATAGCAGTCTCTAAAGTTTTTAGGAAGCTACCCCTAGCACGTGCTAGGGATGCTTTCATAGTATTCTCAGCTTTGATAATTGTTTTAAGCTCATTTATCTTAGCTTTCGTGATTTCAGCACGTGCCCCACTTTGGTTAGATAGCTGCGTTTTTAAGTCCGCTATTGCTTTCTTATCTGCGTCAACTTCACTTAATAATGTGGGGGTTGCACTATCACACATGGTTACTCACTACATTAAATGCAAGCAGTTAAGATATAGCCAAGTGTAGAGTCAATGGCTTTAAACTGCTGTACTTCCTCTGCGTAGACATAGCGGCGGGTAGCATCTAGTGAGTCATACTGACCCGCTACCATATTGCCAAAGTCAAAGTTAAGGGCCGCTACTGGCATGCCTTTAACATTACCGCTTTTTTGTACGATAGCATCACTACCCTTAAGGATACCACAGAATATATAAGCATCATTCCAAATCTGAGCCTCTGAAGATGTCGCACCAGGGACCGCAGTCTCACGGCGTGCTTGACCTACATAGACATTAGGAATGTTTAAAACATCTCTAATGATTGCTTGTACTGCACTATCATTAAGCACTAAGCTACCGCCGCTAGCAATACCTACGCCCGCGCCTGTAAAGTCACCCACTGATAAGTAAGATCTAAACTCAGGGTTACGAGCTAAAGCACGTGCCACACCACGGCCTAAAACAATAGTATCTGGGTTAATGCCATGAGCTGCCGCAAATACTAAGTCTTTAAGCTTATCTAAGCCTGTAAGTGCATCCGTGCCCGCTGCGTCAACTTGACCGCCCATTACATTAGTACATGTGTCATTACTAAATGATGCGGTATCAAATAATAGATCAGCCGCACGTTTCTCCTTAGCTAGCATCATAGTACGTCTTACTTTACGTGCGATGCGTTGCTCCTCGCTGCCAGGGTATTGACTATCAATAATATCTTCCATAGCGATACTATCTTGAGCACTATAGATTTTAGCTTTGAAAGTTAAAGACGTTCTATCAAATGAGCCAATATTAGCACGGCCCGCACCAGGTGCACGCTCTAAGTCTAACTCTGGTGAGCCCATAAAGTTACGTGTGTTTTCTAGTAAGAATGTGCCGCTACGCTCGGGTACTTTTACATTCTCAAATACTTGACCCGCGATAAGCTGGGAATCACTAGGGATTACTTCACTTACTAGGCTTGTTAAGATCTCGTCTACTGGATGGATGTTGCTATATGAACTTGCCATTTATCCTACTCCTTATGCTAATGGTGTGCATGGGCGTCTAAATTCTACAAGAATCTGATCATTAGCCGCCGCGCTTGCTTGATTGACGTTAGGAAGCACAAAGCACGTGGGGAAAAATCCACTATCTGCCGCCTCTGCTTTTTGAACTTTACCCGCTGTGGTAGCCGCTAAGCGTGGGGTAGCGCTAAAGTCTGCGATAGCTTCACCCGCAATTACTTTAGTTTCACCGCTTGTTACTACGTCCACAGCTTCACCCGCAGAGGCCGCACGCTGTGCCACGCCTACGCATGCAATATCAGTAGCCGCAGTGGTAATGGCTACCTTGCCGTTGCTATCAATACTTACTAGTGAGAACTCAGTCACAGCACTAGCACAGATAAAAGAATGTACTTGATTATTCATTATTAAACTCCATAAGCCTTGCGATAAGATACAGGATCCTGATCACGCACAATGTTTAAAGCTTCACTAAATGTGATTTGTTTCTCAGTAGCTAAAGTCTTGATCTTCTCACTTAAAGTAGCTTTAGAGATCTCTTGACCGCTTGCACCATGGCCCACTTCTTGTAGTGGTACAGCTTGACCGCTGGGGCGTTCGCTAAACATCTGCCAGAATGTAGGCTGTAGTTCTTTCATGTGCCACGCATCCACAGCAAACTTACGCTCCGCGGGTGTAATCTTGCCCTCACTAAGAAGTTGATTAACGGCTTTATCACACTTAATAGCGTTATTCTCTTTAACTACAGTGTTAAGCTGCTCTTTAAGTGCTTGCACTTCATTAAGTAGAGCTACGTTAGATGTATTGAATGACTCAGACATTTTTTTAACTTTGTCTTCATCCTCATCCTCATCCTCTGATTTTTTCTCATTATCATCATGCTCAGCCATCTTAGACTTATCATCATCATAATGCTCTTTAAGCTCTTCTTTTTTCTCATCCTCAGCCATAAGCTTAGATTCATTCTCAGCTTTCATATCTGCGAGCTGTGCCTCAAGTTGCTTAACTAGGGCATCCTTAGCCTCTAGCTTAGCCATGAGCTCTTTTACTTGATCATCCATATTTAGCTCCTCACTTAATGTAATACGATCAATAGTGTTATGTGACTGTGCGGGGCGGGGTGTAAGCGTAATAGCTAAAAGCTGAGCCTCACCTAGTTTACTGCCATCTCCCCTGCTGAATATGTCGCCGTGGATATACTCAGGGCTTGACCACAGTACGCCGCCCGCATTTTTAACAACCTCTAAGCCACGCTCATTGTAAGCAGGCACAGCATAAAGGCCATCTTCTTTAATTTCTAAATCTACTATCATGCCTAGTGCATTCCCACTCTCAGGCGGGGCGGGTGTGCCCCCTTGAAATGGGCTAGTAGCATGCTGCCAGTCTATGATTACAGGTGACTCTGCTTTATGCTCATTAAATACCCGCACTAGCTCTGTTAGTAAATCTTGATCTATGGGCTTGCCTACCTTATCACCACTAAGTCTACTTGATACTTGACCCAATGATAATGTCTTAAATGGCTTGCCTACGGTTAACCCCTCTGGCACGTCATAAGATGAGCTATCACTTAAAAGAATAGCCTCACCATACGCCCTAAGAGATTGCGTTTTATTATCCGCTGCGTTCATTTGTTTAACTACTTTCTTAGCAAAAGAATAGCCCGCATCACCGCCCCAGCCATCCCACGCTTGGCGGCCTTTGCCATACTCATCCCAAGTGCTACCTTGTTTATCCACCTCATGGCGGGTGAAGTATGCAAGCATTCTACGCACTGTTTTAGGGGATAGCTCACGACCG